GTTGAGTTTTCCTTCCATTTCATCAAGTTTATCTACCATACTCTCGATTACATCATATCTATCTTCAGGGATTGTTACATAATGATCTTCAAAAAGACCCTTCATTCCTTGGAGGAATGATTCGGTCATTTCAGTCTTAAGACCGTGCTCAACTGCGAGTGCATTTTCGGAAATCCACTCATCAGCAACATACTCAAGATATGCATCAACACGGTCAACAAGACCTTCTTTAATTACTTGAATTTCTTCTACAAGAGCTTCCTCATAGGATGCCTGAAGTTCTTCTTTGATTTCAGCAACTTTTGAACGAATTGCTGTCTCAAAGATTGTTCTTGCTTTTTCTTGAAACTCTTCTGAGAGCTCTTCGCCAGCAAGGAGAGCATTAACATCTTCTTCGATGTCAAACTCTTCCTTCATTTCATCTTCTTCATCTTTTTCGTGACCCTTGCCTTCTTTATCTTCTTCTTCTGAAGATTTTTTACCTTTACCTTTCTTTGTCTTTGGACCTTCGTCTTCACAAGATTCTTCGGCAACTACTTCTTCGTCTTCATCGACTTCTTCTTCATCGACAAGATCCTCTTCATCTTCAACCTCCTCCTTGACACCATGCATAGGTTCTGCTGCAGATGCCTTAGCATTTACAACATTTCTAACTTGTGCAAGAGTTTTGGTTTCCTTGATTTTTGCCGAATCGTCATCGGGACGATAATTTTCGGGAGTTGGACCACCTAAATCTTCCCAAGAACCAGTTTGACCTGGAGTTACAACCGGAGTTGCACTCGTTGAGGGAGATTCGGCAGGTGCGGCCCCTTTGGTTACTACGTTTTCCATTTCTTGTAAATTTCTACCAACGGACATTTTTTAGATCTTGTGTTATAATCTATATTTATTTATAAATTAAAGATTTCCTAAGAAATCTTGGAACAATTGAATCTTGTGCTCCTGAAGAGTTTTTTCATCTACAAGAGTATTAATTCTGCGTTTTGTTTGTTCGGCAAGTCTTTCACGAAGAATACCTCCTTCCCAAACCCACTCCTTACCTTCCATAATTCCTGAAACAAAAGCATCAGGGGCAGATGGATCGGCAACAATATCGGCAGCAGTAGCAAGCATAAAATCTTCACCAACAATTTTATGACCTTCGTTTGTCATCTTTAGTGAACCAACACCACGAGAAGAAACACCGAGACAAACACCAGAATCCAATAAAGATTGTGCTATTTTACCCATTGGAGTTTCAAGAAGTTGTGCCTTACCTCTAAAGTTTGTTCCTTCTGCTGTGAGAGAAACAATCTTATGGGAAACACGATCAAGATTAACTGTAGGGCCATCTGGGTGTCCTAGTTCTCCAAGAGCACGACCCTTACATATAAATGCCTCATTATATCTCTTTACCTCACGGGCAAGAGTTTGCATAGGGTACATTCTTCCATTACGGTTACAAATATCACCTTGAAGGAAAACTCCCTCAATAAACATTTTCTTTTCAGCACCTTTACCTTCGGTGATGAACTTGACCTGTGAGACTTCTTCTGTGATGAGTTTCATTTTTATTCGGTGACTAACTGAACGATTTCTGTGATACTTACATTTTGAGATGCTTCTGCCGCCAGAACACTTACCTTTACACTTCTTGCAAGATTTGCATTAGTTACGGTAATTACCCCAACAACAGATGAACTATTGTGAGAGATTGTTACAGACTCATCAGATATTGCAGTAATTAGTTTATGTTCTGTATTGATTCCTGCTGGTTGTGCATTTTGAATGGTGACATAATCACCAAGTAAAAATGGATTTGATGCATTTTCATCAAATGAAATAACAGTTGATGTTCCTGTGGTAATTCCTGCAATTCTTTGTCTGGCAATTCTTTCCTTCAATACTTCATTACCATATGGGCTTATTTGGAACGAATTAGTGGTTGCAACGGGAACTCCACCGGTCTCAACATATATAGATGTTAATCCAGTAGATACTCTTAAATATCCACTTTTAAGAGCAATAGGATTGCTAGTAGTCGCCGCACCTGCAGTTGCAGATATTCTATTTACATTCTGAACTACCTTAATTGCCATTATTCTTGGTCCTCGTTGTTGTCTTCGTCACCAAACATCGATGCCGCAACATAAGGTCGGGCAGAATCAACTCTGTCCGATGCTTTTGCGTATAAAATTTCTTTAATTTTATCAGATACATCAGATGCTGAACCATCCGTTGCAATCAAATCGATAAGTTCTTCCATAAAAACAATTTATTATTATAAGATTATTTATATCTTGCCACCTTTAGGCTCTGGGGGTGGTTCTGGAGCAACAGGTTCTTCTGGAACTTCTCCTAATGCAGGTTCTCCTGTACCTTCTGGTGGAAGTGCCGCTCCACCACCTTCTGGAATTGGATTGCCCATTTCATCTACCTGAGCATTAGGATCTGGAAGAATACCCTTTTCAATTTCATCATCAATTTGTTCATCAATTTCAATAATTTCCGAATCAGTTTGGCGAAGAATCTTTTTGCGGACATATTCAGTTGAGAAGTATTTTCCAATATAGGGTTCCATCGTTGTAACAAGAGTTAAACGATTTGTGAGTAATTCTGCTTCTTTAAGTTCTGCAAAATGGTTGTCATATAAGAAATCATACTGAATATGATCGCTCATCGTTTCCCAATCTTCTGGAGTTACTATGTTCTTTAACAGAAGTTGAGTACGAAGCATATCATTAAACATATTTGCAAAACGCTTTCTTAGGCGTCCAACAAACTTAGAAAACTTAAGTTCATCTCTTAAGATTTCAGATGAGCGACCGAGATTAAATCCATCCCCACCTCCGGCAATTCTTGTTTCTGGAACTCCGAGTGCTCTATAAAGTTTTTTCTGGAAATATTCAATATCAGAAAGTTCGCCAAGATTTTGACCTCCTGGGAGAGTAGTAATTTCTGTTCCTCTACCACCCTCTCTTCTTGGAAGCCAGAAATCTTCAAGCATACTCATATACTTGCGGTCATCACGAACTTCACCAGTCTGGGCATCATAAACTAATTTGTTACGATAGCGACTCATAACCTCCTTAAGGTATTGTTCTGCCTTTACCTTTGGAAGATTACCAACATCAATATAGAAAATACGACGCTCAGGTGCTCTTGACAATCTATAAATGACAAGAGAATCCTCAATCATTCTAAGTTGATTGAGTGCCTTAATTGCTTTATGAAGATATGAAAGTACTGTTCCCTTGTTCCTATCAATTAATCCTGAGGTACAATAAGTAATTGAATCTTTTGCAATCTTTACCGCACCCTTTGCAGAAGATCCAAGCATACCCGATGGATAGTTTGATGTTGGAGTGTAGATAAAATACTCTTCAATTTCTGGATATGTAACCTGATTTACATTAAAATTAGTAAGTGCCGATAAATTTGGTCCAGCATTATTACTTGTCTTTTTTTCTTGACGAACGTGCTTCATCTTCATAGGATCAATATATCTCAATTCCTGAATTCCCTCTTCAGGTTTTTTTATATCAATTACCTTAAGATAAAATAATCTACCATCAATATACCAATTTCTAAAAATTTCGTGAGACTTCTTATCGAAGTCCATAATTTCTTTAATATATTTAAATTCGTCTCTTATAATTTTCTTGAGTTTATCGCTGGCATTTAAGTTTGTTAATTCAATTTCTACTGGAGAATCATATAAGTCACTCACAATCGCTTCATTCACAACATCCTCAATTGCTCCATCACATTCTGGATGAAGAGACATTTCACGATACCGACGAATCAGATCATATTCTGTTCTATAAACACCTTCAATATCAATAGTTTGACCATAAAAACCCGATTGAATATAATAATCAACCCCGTCCTCATTATTAGGAGGAACGGGGGAGACTATTGATTTGGATTTTTTTTCATTATCCTCAATTGAAAAACCAAAAAGTTTCGCCATCTTATAAAGTATGCTTACCTGTTATAGTTTATTTAGTTGATATCTTCACC